TGTACTGTAGTTAAGCAGTCAGGCCCTCCGTTTTGTTTTTTTTTTTTTTTTTAATTAATTAAACCAGACAGGAGAACGTTCAGCAGTCTGAGTATAGCGACGAAAACAAGGTTGAAAATGGACATATGCTTCATCATATTTATGTAAATCCATCAAATCATCCATAGTGGGAAAACCTTTAGCAATATGCTCAACTTTTATGTTCATTTTCCGAAGAAGCTTATCCAAATTACCTTCTGATTGAGCAACAGAAACCATATAGGCATCAAGAACATGTTGATTAGACTTAAAGCCTCCAGCCATAAATGCAAAGGCATGCATACGTCTACAAAAATCATAAATACGAGGATTAGTTCCCATAGAGTCCCACGCTAAACCAATAGATGCAATAGCAAGATCAACTAAATTGCACCTCTCGGCATTACCCCAAATCAATTTTAGCCAAGTATCATCCCACAACTTATACGGAAGAATGGCAGGGAGATAAACTGGCCACGAAGCGGGACGAGAAATAAGACATCGCTTAAGAAAAACAACTCCCTTAACAGAAACATTACCATCATCAGAGGGAATAGAAATCAAAGGAACATGATCACGAACATCACGAGCAACAACCCCCCAAGTTTTGAGGAGCCAAGCAACAAAAAGCCAAATATTAAAAACATCATAGACAGTTTCATCAGTGACAAAAACACTATCATCTCCATAAATGGCTATAATAAGCTGATAGAGAAAAACTAAATCATATAACATATCAGCTTTTTCAGGATGTATTGACATCTGATGAGCCAAAAAAGAAAACCATAATAACGTAAAAATCCAAGAATTTCCATGAGAAGTTTCAAATGCACCACTAGGCATAGTTCCAATTATTATACGCCATATACGTCCAAAAAGTAGTGTATTTTTAACGGTAAGGTTTTCAATATTTATTTTAAGAAAAGCAAGGAATAAATCTAAATCAGGTGAATCATCTGCAATATAATATCGAGCATGAGCACAATATAATTCTAAAAAAATACGATGAACACGAGTATCATATCCATCAATATCAAGATCACCTAAAATTATACCTTTCCTAAATTTACAGGTAATATCAGAAGCAAATTGCATTGCACCACCATGAGCCCATTTCATTCCAACTTTAATAAACTTTCCTCTCTCAAATTTTTGTCTATCTCCATGAATAATATAAGCAACGAGCATAACAGTAAGAAATAAAATAAAATATTCTCGACATTTCATACTTTTGGCAAAATAATCTTCAGCTGTCTTACAACCAAATGCAGAGAAACGCTCTATTTTAGCAACAATCGTGGCGTAATTATCGCGAATAGTCATAGTACCTTCTTCTCGATATTCGCCGACCATACGAAGTATCTCACTCATAGCATATCTCATTTGTTCCTGTTTCTTGCCATTAGGAGTATCTATAATCTCAACACCATTATCATGCTTTTTAATAGTAGGACCAGGACGTTTACCAGCAGAAGCATCTAGAGCAAAAGAACCATACCAAAGAATAGTAGGATCCCAAACAAACGATATACGAGCCATATGCTCATCCCAACCATTAGCTGTGATCATCATTGAATAACCATGAGCTAAATCTTTAGCATTTTCAGGAGAAGGATCAGGAGGATTAGCAACGTCTCTACCATATTTCTGCATCATTTTAACAAGCTTATTATTATCATAAAGTTTATCAGTAGATAACAATACATTAGGACCAAACCGAGAACCAGCAAAAGCACGATTATAAGTTGATAGATAACGAAGGCACAAATCTTTAAGAGACAAAACAACCATACTAGTTTGATCCCAAGGAATAGTTGTAGTATTATCCCACCAAGGCTGAGATGCTTTAAGAAAGACATAATGCATAAGGTACTGATAAGAAATATCCATACCAAGCTTATTAAAGAACCACCAATCGTAAAGCTTAACAAAATTTGGAAGACCAGGTACAGGTCGCAATATGTTAGGATTTACAAGTGGAGGATTTGGACCTCTAAAACAAGCAGGG